GGTGACTGCGCTCCAGAGGAGTATAGGTCTCATATCCATGTAGATCTTGATGCCACTTGTAGTGGTCTTCAGCATTTTTCAGGGATGCTTAGGGATGAAGTTGGTGGTCACCATGTCAATATGGTCCCATCCAGCACCCGGCAGGATGTATACAACGCCGTAGCCACTGCTGCTACTACCTTAGTGGAGGAAGATCTCCATGGACCTGACAGGGCTTTAGCTCAGGCGTGGCAGGAGTTTGGGATTACTCGTAAAATCTGCAAACGACCTGTGATGGTCAAACCCTATAGCGGTACTCGTACATCGTGTAGTAAGTATGTAGGCGAGGGAGTACAAGACCGCCTGATTGCAGGTGAACCCGTACCGTGGCCTAAAGATGATTTATGGGCATTTAAGGTTTATGGTTCCGATAAGATCTGGCAAGCCATACCTAGTGTCGTTGTGGCTGCTGAAGGGGCTATGAAGTGGTTATCCAAGATGTCAGTGTTGGCATCAAAATCACAACCTGAGAAACTTCGAATAGAGTGGACTACCCCTATGGGATTACCTGTGTGGGTCTCCAAGCTAAACAAGAAATCCCGGCTTATCAACACACACTTTGATGGCCGCAGATATCAGCCCAGGTTGACGTTTGCAACCGAAAAACTAGATGGTCGACAGATGGGGTCTACAGTGGCTCCTTCGTTTGTCCATAGTCTTGATGCAGCTCACATGCAAGCAACTATAAGTGCTGCCAGTACAGCTGGTATCTCATCGTTTGCAGTAGTTCACGATAGCTTTGGTGTCCACGCCTGTGAGGTCGAGAAGTTCACACATATAATTCGTGAGCAGTTCGTGAAGATGTACACCGATCATGATGTCCTGCAAGAGTTTGCGGATAGTGTTACTCCCCTGATATCCAGCAAGTATCAGGATAATATACCACCGTTACCCCCAAAGGGTTCATTGGACCTTGAGGGTATACTCAATAATGAGTTCTTTTTCTCTTAACCACTTCGATAACGGAGACTAATCAATAATGAACCATATTCTTTTTAAACCAACCATTGCCAGCGCCATAAGTGGCATCACAAAAGCCCTAAGTCAACTTGAGGCTGGCACCGAGGCCAAGGGTGTCACCCTGGCTAAACTGTTTGACCAGATTGGTGTTGCAGAAACCAAGGTTGAAGAAGCTCGTACTCGTCGTGCGGAGGCAACGTCAATCGCTAAACGCTTCAAAGATCTGGTGGAGGTGTAACAGCTATGGCTAAATTCAAAGCAGGTGATCGAGTGTCAATGAGTGCCATCCCATGCTCCACTATACCATCCGGTGCCCAAGGAACAATACTTCAGGATTATAGCTACTGCCCTTACGTGGGTTGGGATATCCCTCGTGTGGATGGGACATATTCAAAGGATGAATACCCCGGTTACTAGGGCCGTATTTGGGCTGTTGATGAAGACAAATTGGAACTCATCGAAACCCCCCAAGACACTGACTGGTTGTCGCGCCTCAAGGATCTTATCAAGGAACTCCCCAGCGGCACCACTGTGACCATAATAACTTAAGACAATCCCAACGATAACGGATAAACCCCGATTATGAAACAATCACCGTACCGCCAGAAGATCAAAGACAACACCAACTACATCACCGGATCCGTTCACTACAACAAGCGATCTTATGACAAGCAGTTCGAGATCGTTGCGGTTCTGCCCAACTCCGAAATTGAACGTCTGGGCCTACACATTGGTGGTGAGGTCGTGCTCGACATTGCCTCATCCCGCCAGGATGCCTTGGATGCCGTTAGGTTCTTCAGAGGTCACTCCCACAACAACAACAAGGATACCCACGCATAATGAATACCAATCCTATGCAACCCAACTCCCCAAGTGTCCCCGACACTCCCATCATCCCACAAGGCACACCCCTGCGAAAACGTCGATGTAAGGCGTGTGGGGAAAGCTTCTACACCCGCGAACAAGGCCGCACAGAGTGCCAGAATTGCGTGGGCGATTACAACAATGAGGACCAGCAGGACCGCGAAGCAGCCATCATCGAACGCACCACAGCTGCTCCACGCACAGAGACCCCCCAGGTCACCGAAACACCCGCACTCCCGGCTAAGTTAGCCAGACCAAAACCCTCCAAAGCGAAGTGAAACAGCTGTGATGACTTTTGAGCAACACCAATCACTAAACACTGCCTTCCCAATGTTTGATTGCACTATAGGTGTCGTCGAAATCCTTGAGGAGATGATGGTCGACGAGGATCAATGTGAAGACAGTACCTATTCAAACCTATCAGAAGAGTTTGATGGGTCATTCAGTAACTCACTCAATGCTTATTGCCTGGATCTCTGCGAAATCGTAGAGACCATAAAAAAGGGACATATCCTGAACAATGACTAAATCCACTATGATTACACTTCCAGCAGGTATTGCTGTCTTTCCAGCCCTCAACAAGCCCGACACCAAGTTCAATGATGAAGGTGTCTATAAAGCTGATGTCTTCCTGACATCCGAACAGGCCCAGCCGGTCATCGACCAGATCCAGAAGGTTGCCAACGGATGGATGGGTTATGACCTGTCAATTGCTGATGGCACCAAAAAGAAAAAGGGTAAGTTTGTCCCCAATGTTGACAACCCATGCTTCCAGCCTGAGTTCGACAAGGAGACCGGTGAGCTAACTGGTCGTGGCTTTGTCTTCAAGTGTCAGGTCAAGAACCGCATGACAAAAGAAGGCAAGCTCTGGGACCGCCGCCCAATGGTGATGGATGCCAAGAAGAACGTCATGTCCCCTGCAATTCCCATCTGGGGAGGATCCAAGATCCGGGTACAGGTCGAGGTCTATGAGTGGCTGTTTAACTCTGAGAAAGGCATCAACCTTCAGCCGGTGATTGTCCAGGTTATTGATCTCAAGACAGCTGGTGCAGCTGGTGATGCCGGTGCATTCAACGACGAAGAGGGTGGTTACGAGACCAGTGAGCCAGATACCTCTGAGTTCAACGACAGTGACGACAACAGTAGTGAAGCCCCTAACGACAGTGCGGATTACTAAACACCGCTTCCGTTCAGGGCTTGAACGCATGGTGGCCAACCAGTTATCGGGGGTTGGCCACCCATACGAGTATGAGAGCGAGAAGCTTGATTACATCGAACCTGAGAAATCCCGCAAGTACAACCCTGACTTCATCCTCACCAAAAAGGATGGCTCCAAGATGTACATCGAGAGTAAAGGGCGGTTTCTCACGAAGGACCGGCAGAAACACCTGCTGTTACGTGATCAACACGATCACGACATACGATTTGTATTTCAACGTGCCACAAACAAGATCAGCAAGACCTCCAATACCACCTACGCAAAGTGGTGTGACAGTAAGGGGTTCAAGTGGTCTGACAAGGGCATAATCCCCAAGGAATGGCTAGAAGAATAATGCCTTATGACGACGACAACACAGAAAAAGCAATCCAGACCCATCAACCCTGCCCAGACTGTGGGTCGTCTGATGCCCTGGCAATATATGCTCACCACAACTTCTGTCACTCATGTGAAAAGCGCACAAAGACAGATGGGGAAGTCACAGATAACGAAGCTCCTTCTCCTCCAGCGGTCAAAGACCTCTCACATATAACCTATTGTGACCTCACGACCAGACGTATTACCGAAGAGACATGTCGGATCTGGTCGTATGGTCGTACTGAGTGGTTTGGAGAGACAGTCCAGTGTGCTCAATACCTGGACAACAATCGACGGGTGGTGGCTCAGAAGATCCGCACCCGCGACAAAGAGTTCCCATGGAAAAACAGACCAGCCTTCAAAGGCCTGTATGGTCAGTGGCTGTGGCGTGACGGCGGCAAGCAAGTCGTGATCACTGAGGGTGAACTGGATGCACTTAGTGTCAGTCAGGTCCAGAACAATAAGTGGCCGGTCGTAAGCCTCCCAGATGGCGGTGGTACGAAAGCCCTTAAGTCCATCCAGCAAGCTATGACGTGGCTCAACAAGTTCGAGAAGATCATACTGTTCTTCGACAACGATGACCCAGGTCGCGACACAGTTGATTTGGTAAAGAAGATCCTGCCGATGGGTAAGGTCTGGATTGCCTGGACACCTGAGGGCTTCAAGGATGCATCCGACATGCTCGTGGCCTACAAAGGTAAGGAGCTTATTGATTGCCTCTGGGGTGCAAAAGAGTACCGGCCAGATGGTCTGGTCAATGGTAGTGTGATCATTGATCGCCTACTGAACCGCCCGGTAGTCCAGTCGTTTCCATACCCCGACTACATGGAAAAACTCAACTACATGACTGGCGGTGGTATCCGCATGGGTGAGTTGGACACATGGACCAGCGGTACAGGAATGGGCAAGACAACGCTCATCAAAGCACTTCAGAACCACTACTTCAACACCACCACACTCAATCAGGCGCTCATTCATCTTGAAGAACCCCTGGAGGATACCGGTGATGACTTGGTGGCCTATGAGGCAGGGAAGCGGTTCCAGATTGATGATCAGGAGTTTCGCAACAACACAGAATACCTTGAGGTGGCTGAACGTCTGTTTCTGGCCAAGGACAGTGAGGGCTACAAACGGTTTCAACTGTACGATGCCTTTGGGTCAGTTGAGGATGACAGCCTGTTTGAGATCATCAGGTACGCTGCCGTAGCTGAACACTGTCAGGTCATCTGGGTGGACCATTTGTCTATCCTGGTGTCAGACCTAGATGGCTTTGATGATGAGCGCCGAAAGATCGACAGGATCATGCACGGTCTCAAGAGCCTCACGGTTGAACTCAACATCTACATTGGTCTCATCAGCCACCTCCGTAAACCCCTAGTGAAAGGAAAGTCATTTGAAGAAGGAGCTACGCCTACCTTGGATGATCTACGTGGCAGTGGCGGTATCAAGCAGCTATCTAATGCTGTCTTTGCTATCAGCCGGGATCAGCAAGCCAACACACCTGCTGCAAGAAACACTGCTACCACCACGGTACTCAAGTGTCGCAAGACAGGCCGCACTGGTACTGCCGACTTCCTTACGTTTGAAGACACAACAGGAAGATTAATCAAAGGAACAAACCCAGCAACCTTGGCACTAGATGCCTTCGATAACGAAGAAGTCACAGGAGACTATTGATATGAAAAATGCACCACACTTCGCTAACCAAACACAATTCACCCGCACTGGTCGCCGCAACATGGTCAACCAAAAACCAACTACAACCGCAAAAATGCGGAAGGTTAAAAAGGAGAATGCACAAGTCATGAATAGTGGTGAGTGGCGCTTTCTGGGGGTACCAGTAAAATGATTATTGAAAAGCTATCAATCATAAAGATCTACAAGTTCACATGTGCCACCAAGCCATTTGAGATCACAGTCCCTCAACATCTTGAAGCTAAGTTTCAGGAGTGGATGTCAGGTAGTGTTAAGCCTGATGTGTTCCTGCAAGCCCTGTTTGATGACAATACCGCCTCTGGTGTTATAAATCTCTTTATCAAGATGGCTACTCTCTGTATGAGTGCCGGTGCCTGAGTGTCCCTTCGAACACGCTGAGTGGCTGGCAGTTGCCGCCACCAAAGACCCCAAGTTAATCCCCGAATATAAAGCAGCCACGTCAACAGCAATGAAGCTGGAGGGCGCTCCCGGCTGGAAAGGTACGAAGACTAAAATGACACAAGTTGAAAAGATCCTTGATCACATCAAGAAGAACGGCTCGATCAGCCAGCGTGAAGCCTACATTGATCACAGCATCCAGTCGTTCCACCGGAGACTAAGCGATATCCGTGAGATGGGAATTGAACTCATCGGTGTGGCCCGTGTTCACCCTGTGACTGGCCAAGAATACACACGTTACTCGCTAGTGGAGGGAGCTTAATTATGGGTATTGTATCTACAAGAGAAGAGCAAGCCGCTTCACCTACACCACAATTCCCATGCCTGATGCTGGGCCGAAATTCTGAACAGATTGTTTTGTTTAAGGCTCCGAAATGCGGCACTGTTGTTTCATCCGGTTGTTATACTGCCAACGAGGGCCGTTACTCTACTGACTGGTTAATGGAGGTGTTTGAGCCTTTCAATGGCACCTTGACACTGGAGAACAGCTAATTATGACCCGGCTGGTCTTTGATATTGAAACGGATGGTTTTCTCGAAACGATGACCACCGTGCATTCCCTCGTTATCCATGATGTGGATAGCGGGGAGACCTGGAGTTGTCATAATCATTACCCCACATCACCATTCCCTCTCAACACTATAGAATTTGGGTTACATAAGCTGATGGGTGTTGACCTGATTATTGGTCACCACATCATCGGCTTCGACATACCAGCGATCCAGAAGATCTACCCATGGTTTGAGGTGGCTGACCATGTGGTCTTTGATACCCTAGTGGCCTCCAAGCTTGTCTACCCAAACCTAATGAACATTGACCTTGGTAAGATCCGCATAAATGCATCTGCCTTAACAAACAATGAGGCTGGAAGTCACAGCCTAGCAGCCTGGGGTAAACGCCTTGGGGAGTGGAAGGGTGACTACTCAGACATGATGAAAGCCAAAGGTCTGGACCCTTGGGCCAATTGGAACCCTGAGATGCAAGAGTACTGTGGACAGGACGTTGTGGTAAACACACTGTTACTCAAAAAGATAGAAAATAAGTCCTATAGTAACAAAGCAATGAAGCTTGAGCACACTGTGGCAACTGCTATGTCACATGTTATGGGGAATGGCTTTGCGTTTAACGAGGCTGGTGGTGAGAAACTTTATGTGGATCTTGCTGGTCAACGCGAGATCATGGCCACAGATCTGCGCGACCTGTTTCCACCTTGGGTAGTAAATGATCGTGCTCCATTTGTGGCTAAGGTCAACAACAAACGCTATGGCTACGTCAAGGGCCAGACGTATCAGCGTAAGAAGACCATTATCTTCAATCCCAACTCTGGGGATCAGATTGCTGATAGGCTGACCAACAAGTATGGTTGGAAACCTCTGGAGTTGACCAATAACGGTAAACCCCGGGTCACCGATAAGATCCTTGGTGAACTCAAGTATCCTGAAGCACAGAAGCTGTCCAAGTATAAGTCACTGACCAAAGCCATCAGCATGTTAGCTGAAGGTCCAGAGGCTTGGCTGAAGCATGTCAAAAAGGATGGTCGTATCTATGGGAACATAAACTCAAATGGTACGGTGACAAGCAGAGCAACGCACAGCAAACCAAACCTTGGACAGATCCCAAAGAAGAAGGGTGCCTATGGTGATGAGTGTCGTGAGTTGTTTGGTAAACCCTACCAGCTTGGATGTGATGTCAGTGGCCTGGAGCTTCGTATGCTTGGACACTACATGGCCCCCATGGATGGTGGTAAGTATGCCCAGGAGGCCAGCTCCGGTGACATCCACACGATCAACCAAAAGGCTGCTGGATTACCCAACAGGGACATAGCCAAGACCTTTATCTATGCATTTCTGTATGGATGTGGAAACGCAAAACTTGGTGCATTTGTTGATGGTGATACCGAGGAAGGTGGCAAACTACGTAAGAGCCTATTGCGTAAACTCCCAGCCCTGAAGGGTCTCATCAAGGGCGTTAAGGCCTCTGCAAAAGAACGTGGGTTCCTATGGGGTCTTGATGGTCGCCGTATACCCACACGCACCCAGCACTCAGCCCTGAACTTCCTGTTGCAGACTGCCGGTGCTCTTTTGTGCAAGCAGTGGATCGCTGAGTTCGTGGCGCTCCTGAAGGAACACGACTATTACCAGAAGGAGGTCAAGATCGTCGCCTGGGTACACGACGAACTCCAGATGGAGATAGATGAAAGTCTCATCACAACTTGCCCTGAGACTGGTGAACACTCCTCCGTTATCGGAGAGTTGTGCATAGAAGCCATAGAACGGGCAGGGGTCTTCTTCGACCTAAAGGTTCCCATGACTGGCGAATACAAAATCGGAAACAATTGGCGTGATTGCCACTAACCCAAGGATATACAGATGACAGAAACAAAACAAGCAAAGTCGGTATCTATGCCAGCTACACCAATCGGGCAAACCTATTATTCAGTTGGTAAAAAGTTAGAGGACACTGATCATATTATAACCAACATAACTGTGTCCCGTGACATGGCCGGTAGTATGGGATGGATGGATGCTGTGAAGGTTTGGGATAATGATATCCTATTATGTGAAGGACCATTCAGTTCAGTGGAGAGTGTGCAGTATGTCTGAGATCACTCTCCCAACAGACCGCCCCTTTGAGGGTTTTGGTAAGATCAACCGAACCCACAAAGCCATGACTTGTCTCATCACTGAGAAGGTAGATGGGACCAATGCCCAGATTGTCATTGAAGACAACAAGATCATTGCAGTGGGTTCACGTAAACGATGGATATCCCCAGGTAAATCCACCGACAACTTTGGATTTGCTGGGTGGGTTCAGGACAACTACGAGGAACTGCTAAAGCTGGGTGAGGGTACTCACTTTGGTGAATGGTATGGCAGTGGCATACAGCGTGGCTATGGCTTATACAACGGTGACAAGCGGTTCGCTTTGTTTAATCGTGATCGCTACGATAACGAAGAGAGACCAGAGTGCTGTGAGGTTGTCCCATCCTTGTACCGAGGTGAGTTTAACAAGGACACTGTCAATTGTGCGCTGAGTGGTCTGGCCATGACTGGCTCATTCGTTGTTGATGACTACCCCAGCCCTGAAGGCATCATCGTGTGGCTTTATGGCCCTCGCATCTACTTAAAGGCAACATTTGATCACCCAGAAGGCAAGTGGGCAATGGAGGACGTATGAACAACACGGAGAAACAAAAGCTAACCCCAGGCTACATCGGCCTGTCCACAGACGAAGAGGGCAACGATCAGGCAATTGCTTGGGCCGGTGACGACAACTTCTTCTTCTTCCTTGTTGATCCTGAGACTGGTTGGGATCTGGAGGAGTGGAACCACAAGCAGGGATCTGATCGTAGTTTGTTTGATCTGGCTTGCCTCCTGCACGACTGGGATCCTCAGGATGTCTCTATGATGTTCTCAGGATCCTTTGATGACGTTAGTGACGAGGAGTTTTATGAAGCTATTAATTGATGCAGACATCCTTGTCTACCGTTCCACTGCCGCTGTCGAGAAGGACTGTTGTTTTGAGGAGAGATATCACATCCTCATGTCAGACCAAACTGCTGCTTGGTCGGTAGTTGAGGACACACTGTATGAACTCATGGACATTGCGTTAACATCAGATGTCCAGATGATCTTCAGTGACCCCAAGAATAACTTTCGCAAACATCTGGCCGGTAGTTACAAGAGCAACCGTAAGGGTACCCGTAAACCGCTTGCGTACTGGCACATCGTCGAGCGTCTGAAGGAGGAGCACGAACATCTCACCCTGGACAACATAGAGGCTGACGACACGCTGGGTCTTATCGCCACCAAGTACCCAAATGAGAGCATCATCTGGTCCATCGACAAAGACCTCATGCAGATCCCTGGGTATCACCTTGTTGACGATGAGATCATTGAGGTCTCCCAGATTGAGGGTGACCGTTTCTTCTGGGAACAGACATTGTCTGGAGATCCAGTGGATGGCTACAAGGGATGCCCCGGTATAGGATCTGTCAGGGCAAAGCGTATGGTTGCTGAGTTTGATAATGACCTAGATGCCTGGGATGCCATCGTTGCCACCTACAAGAAGGCTGGTAGCACAGAAGCCCTTGCCCTCTACAATGCTCGTATGGCTCGTATATTGCGCCATGGAGAATATAATAATGGGGAGGTCAAGCTTTGGACACCCAACCAGTAGTCTTCAATAAACTAAATGGTAACTGGCTCAGAGAAGATGGATCAGTAGCTATGCGCCCAATCCATTACTTTAATGATGATAACAGAAAGGGGTGGTGGGAAGATGCTGATCCTACGACCAAGCCTAAACAAGTAGGTGGATCCCACTACACCAGCATGAAGATACAGCCTATCGAGTTTATTGTGGCCAACAACCTTGAGTATCGCGTAGCCAACGTAGTGAAATATGCGTGTCGTCACGGTTCCAAGAATGGTCGTGAAGACATCGATAAGGCCATTCATTATCTGGAAATGATACGGGAAACAGACTATCCCACCAAAACAGTCGTTTAACTAACAGATACAGCAACTTAATCCTATTGTGGCCTATAGTTGCTGTATTATGACTGCATACTACATAAGCCAACGGTAATAAACCTTATGGAACAGCTACTAAACAGAACCAACGATGTCGTTGAGCCAAATGTCTCTAATGAACTTATTGACTGGCTTGATAAGACATTTAACTTAACGAACTTCAGATCCGCAGAAACCTTAGATGCCCTCAATCGGCTTCAAGGTCAACAGGAGGTCATTGACCACTTGAAGTCACTTAATGCCCACCAGAACCGTGAGCATAATACCACGTAACCTAACGGACACTTTATCATATTATGTGTATATTTGGAAGTGATGAGCCAGAGCCATTCGTACCTGACAGTCCTCCTGATGTCTTAACTCAGGAAAGCCCCAAAAAGAAGACTGCAAACACCAACAAAGCTAATTCACTTTCGATTGGCTCCAAACGCTATCGTTCAAGCCCCACTGATACATCCAACGCAGGATACCCTAGCGTAACCTAAGAAGGATCCCCCAGGCTTTGAAAGATAACCCCAGTCAGGCCTACATGGTCTTACCGGGTACTGAAGACGTAACCTCCACGTATGAGAGACTATCAGTTGAGAGGCAAGAGGTTCTGGATAGAGCGCGAGACAATGCGCTTTACACCATACCAGCCCTAGTGCCACCTGAGGGACATTCCCCCGGCCAACGATTATACATCCCATACCAGTCCATCGGCAGCTTTGGCGTCAATTCCCTGACAGCCAAGCTAGTCAGCACACTGCTCCCCGCCAACAACCCTGTGTTCCGCTTCTCTGTCTCAGACGAAGTAGTGGAGGAATTGACATCTGATCCTAAACAAAGATCTGGTGTCGACAAGAAGTTGAACGAGATCGAACGCAGTGTGATGGATGAGATAGAGCGTCTTAGTATTCGCGCATCCCTCACAGAAGGCATTAAGCAGCTATTGGTAGCTGGTAATGTCCTGTTGTATTTACCCAAAACCGGTGGCCTCAAGATGTTTCGCCTGGACCGTTATGTTGTCCAGAGAGATTTTGAGGGTAACATCCTACGGGTAATCATCAAGGAAACTGTGGCTCGTGAAGCCCTTCCTATTGATGTCCAAGAGATCCTTACTGCTCGTGACAGTTTACCATCAGATACCCCAAGCACACCAGACAGTGACGAGACTGATACCCGCGAAGTAGATGTCTACACAGTGTTCAACCGCAAGGGTGATCGCATCCATACATTTCAGTGGATCAAAGGCTTTAAGCTTCCCAGATCGATGGGAGAGTGGCCTTTAGACAAGTCACCCATTATGGCCCTGAGGCTAAACTATCTTCATGACGAAGACTACGGACGGGCTTACATCGATGAGTACATCGGTGACCTGACCGCTGTTGAGAAGATGTCTCAAAACATCCGCGAGGGTGTGGCAGCAATGACCAAGATCAACCCCATGGTGAACCCCACTGGTCTAACCAGATCAGAGGATGTCGCCAAGGCTGAGAACCTTGAGATCATTGCAGGTCGTAAAGAAGACGTGACGATGTTGCAGTTCGAGAAACAGGCAGACCTAAAGTTCGCCGGTGAGTTTCTCAACACCATAATCAGCCGCCTTCAAACGGCATTCCTGATGAACAAGTCTGCCCAGCGTGATGCTGAACGAGTGACAGCTGAAGAATTCAGGTCAGTAATTAAGGATATTGATGATACCCTTGGTGGTATCTACACCCTCCTGGCAAACGACCTTCAGACACCCTTGGTTAAGCGTATTCTCTATCGTATGGAGAAACAAAAGCGCATCCCAAGGATCTCAGCCCTTAAAGGTGCTGATGGTAAGCCGGTGGCTGAACCTACTGTCATCACAGGTATCGAAGCCCTTGGGCGTGGTCACGACTACAACAAGTACCGCACATTCATGCAGGAGATCATACTTCCCATCAAGGAAGTGGCCACTGCAGAGATCAACATACCCGACTTCATCAAACGTGCTGCAATTAGTTTGTCAATTGACACTGATGGTCTCCTCAAGACTGAGGAAGACAAGGCAGCTGACAAGCAGAAACTCATCGCTGAACAACAGCAAAACAGTCAGCTTCAAATGATGCAAGACGTGGTTAAGGGTGCTGTACCAGCTGTCGCTAAGGCGGGAGCTGATGGTATCGCCCAGCAACTAGTACAACAGCAAGAAGGGGCAGCCTAATGGCATTGTCTAAATTCGGGGCAGCATTTCGTGCTGCTCGTAAGGCCGGTAAGAAGGTATTTACTTGGAACGGTAAACGTTACAACACACGACTTAAGGGTGAGGGTAAGACGAAGAAGTCTCCCAACATCAAGGGTAAGGTGCCACTACCTCGTAGTAAACCAGCTAAGGCTAAGACTACAAACCGTGCAAACATTGGGCGTCCTAAAGCACCTAAGGCATCTAATAAGGTTCCTAAAAAGGGGGCAACCTCAAAGGTAGCTACACGAGCCAACATTGGGCGTCCTAAAGCACCTAAGGCTACCTCAGGATCCTCAAGTACTGGTGGTAACACTGTGACCACACGAGCTAACATCGGTAACCGAAAGCCTCCAGTTAAGAAGGTACCGTTACCTCGCCGTAAACCTAAGAAGACTGTTGCAGCAAAGAGTGCATCATTCAAGGTCAACAAGCCCCTTAGTAACTTTGATGACCAAGGTAACTTCAAGAAGTCTAAAACGACTGTGAAGAAGGTACCATCACCTCGTCGCAAACCTAAGAAGACGGTGGCAGCAAAGAGTGCATCATTCAAGGTCAATAAGCCCCTTAGTAACTTTGATGACCAAGGTAACTTCAAGAAGCCCAAAACTCCTAAAAAGAAGAAGAAGCGTAATACAGGTAACTTCCTGAATAGACTTCTAGGCTTCTAATAACCACAAATAGAGAGAACACAACAAACTATGTCAAATCAGTTTGAAGAAGTAGTAATTGAAGGCGGGGAAAACCCCGGTCCTTCTATTGAAGAAAGTCATGATGCCCTTGTCAAAGAGGGTATCCTGGCTGCTGAAGGTGACGGTGCCATTACTGAGCAAGTGGACACCGAAACATCACTCGATAAGTTCCGAGATCCTGAAACTGGAGAACTGGACTATGAAGCACTTGAGAAGTCATACCTGGAACTTGAACGTAAACAGTCTGGGAATGATGAAGGTGATGAGTATATTGAGGGCGATGATGATGTCGACGACCTGGATCCTGATGACTACGAAGTCCAGGACATCCAAGAAGATCCATCCGATGAAGATAAACAGTTTGCTGAAGAAGCCACGAAACGTGCAGGTCTTGATCTAAACTCAGTGTCGGAGGAGTGGCGTGACAATGGCGGTGAGCTGTCTGCTGAGACCTTTGAGGCTCTTGAAGATGTCGGGTATCCTCGTGAAGCTGTGGAAACCTATATCGCCGGGTTAACCTCAGGTATGGCCAAGGTTGCTGGAGAGGCTCACGCCATCACTGGTGGACCTGATGGTTACAATGAGATGACTGAGTGGGCTGCTGAGAACCTCAATAAAGAGGAAGTTAAGGCCTATGATGCTGCCGTTAAATCTGGCAACCGCGCCACTACCCTCCAGGCAGTACGAGGCATGTATGCCCAGTATTTTGATGCCACGGATGATGGTGTCAATGAGCCTGATGAAGAGGTAGATGCCCGTAACTCAAATGCAAGTGGTTCTGTCTACGAACACATGGATGACTACATGGCTGACATGAACAATCCTCTTTATGAAACCAGCGAGACCTACCGTCACAAGGTGATGCTCAAGCTGGATCGGAGTAACATCTAGTGGACAACACTTATGATTTTAGTGAGGCCTTAGACTTTCTCAAAGATGGTCTCAAGGTTCGCCGCGAAGGTTGGAATGGTAATAACATGTTCTTGTTTCTGGTACAGGGGTCTACCTTCACAGTCGACCGTGAACCACTGGTGTCTATTTTAGGTAAGGGTACAGCAGTCAATTACCATGCCCATATTGATATAAGAACAACCACAGGTGAAATTGTACCTTGGACTGCCAGTCAAGCAGACCTTCTATCAGAAGATTGGCTCGTAGCTGGTCGATTTACGCCCATATAGAGCATTAGATAACAAGAAAAGAGACCTCCTATAATGACTAAATTAGTAACTGCCACTTCCCAGAAATTCAAACCGGGAAAGTACCTACTGGCTGTCAACAGCGCAGGTGCTGGCACACTAGCTGCCACCCTCAACAGCGCAGGTGCTGGCACACTAGCTGCCACCATCACGGTTGAGGGTGTTGGGCCTATTGCCCACAGTGACTTCAGTGTAACCAACGTGGACGCTTATGCCACAGTGGACCTCCCTGAATGTACGGTTATCCCAACGATCACTGGGGACGTCACGGCCTCCCTGGCCCTGATTAGCTGACAACACTATTATGCCTAAAAACCGTAATTACTCCAAGGAGTACAAAGCCTCTCGTCGACCTGATCGTCGCCTGGACAACATAATGCGTAAACGCGCTCGTCGTAAGGTGATCGGAATTAAGGGCAAGGCTGCTGTCAAGGGAATGGAAGTGGATCACAAGAACATGAACCCACGAAACAACTCCCTCAACAACCTCAGCATTATGTCACGTAGTGCCAACCGCAAGAAACAACCCAAGAGAAAATAACCACATGTCAAACAAATCAACCGATGTCGATTACAAGCGAGAGCTTGAGACATCCAAGCGTCACATCAAGATGCTTAAGGCCCAGGTAAAGGATCTTGAGAAGTCTCTCTCCGAGATGGAAGATGCGCGTAACAGCGCGGAAGCTAATGGCGAAGAAGAGATGCAATCACAGATCTCTGAGTAATGTGACTTGTATGGCACCTTAAGTCCTTTTATGGGCTTTAATGGTCACTTTAAGTCACTATAAATTCCCCCATAATGAAGCATAATGGAAGTTAAGGAAATGGAAAATGATCCCGGCTTTGCCGAAGACCCAAAAGAAACATGGCTTGATAGGCAAATCAAACTAGCTCAAAGAAATCTTAAGGATCGCCACCCCAGCATTCGCAGCCCGTTTATATCTGACGAAGGCCATGGCGGTTGATATGACAGCTACATACATAATATGGGGCCTAATTTGGATTTCATCATGGGTCTGCCTATTGGAAGTTGTTCGAGATGGGACTTTTGAGATCACTGACGAGTATGGCATGTTTTTACGTGTCTTGGCGTGGGTGGCGGTGTTGACACTGGCACCACTGTGGGCTGTTTTCTACTTATACATATGGCTCACCCGTTTTAATGGGCATTGATAGGGATTACGATCCCAGGATTGCACCATTATGATATTCCCTGAGTACCTGTGATTACTGATCAGGAGTATGGCTCAGATGAGGGGCTGCAACCTCCGGGGTGTGGCTCCGTTCACAGCGTTGCATTGTTCTCAATGTGACAACCTCAGCACCAAATGTGTGACTGGGGATTTATATGTCCAGCCCCACTGCACAGTAATGTGTACGGGTTGGATTTCAACCGCGTAGGGGCTATCTTGGCCCTGACTTCAGAGGCTTTGGCACTGTCAATACTCAGTGTAGTCTCTGACTTAATCCCCATCGGTAGCTTGCTATCGGTCCTGCTCCGGTCTACGGGTCAGAGTTCCCAATACAAAACTTAGAAAGATCTGGTTTGATCGCTAGTGACCTATTTTACAAAGGTTGGGACAATTTAATTAAGACCATGTAGCTCAAATGGTAGAGCGCCCAAATGATAAATGGGAGGTCGTCGGTTCAATTCCCTCCGTGGTCACTTATTCCAAAGAACAAGAAGTACATCCTTGATATCACCGCTCCTCTTTAGGAGGGCGATTATGTACATAAATCATAAATACACAACTACGATTTCAACAACTCAAAACTTGCAAGTAATTATCTGGCCCCTTCGGGGATAACCTCAAATGAACCCCATGTTTCGACTGCGAGATCTCCTACGAAGCCTCGTGGCTTCTATTTGATTTACTTTGGAAACTTACAACAACATGGCACAAATTTCTGCCACCAATGCCGGTATTGTTGCCGGTCCGTCCATTTCGGACGCACTATTTCTCAAAGTTTTCTCTGGTGAGACCCTAAAATCTTTCAACACTAAAACTGTTTGGAAGGGTCGCCATCGTGAGAAGACCATCAATTCTGGTCGTTCTGCCCAGTTCCCTGCCATCGGCAAGGCTGCTGCTGAATACCACACTCCCGGTTACTGGATCAACGGACAGGCTATCAACGCTGGTGAGAAAACAATCACCATTGATGACATGCTGATCTCCTCTGCATTTGTATCCAACTTCGAAGAAGCCATGAAGCATTACGAGACCCGCTCTGAATATGCATTTCAGATTGGTGATGCGCTTGCCCAGGCATACGACCAGCAGCTGTTTGCTCTGGCTGTTAAAGCCTGTGTGGCCGGTGAGACTGGCGCTGTTGCTGAGATGGGTGCCGCTACCCGCGATGCCCTTGGTGCTGCTCCTACGATCACCAACATCATCGATGCTATCTTCAATTCTGCTGCCTACTTTGACAGCACAAATATCCCTGCCTCCGACCGGAGTGTCTACCTAACACCTACGGTCTACTGGGATATCATCCAAGATGGCTCTATGTTGGATCGTGACTTCGGTAACAACAACGGCTCTCAGTCTGGCGGTAACGTCTTCAACGTGGCTGGTATGGAACTCATTCCTACCAACAACCTTGCACTGAACTTCGGTACCGCAACCCTTTCTGGTCAACAGGATGGGTCGGCTACTACTGACTATGATGTCAACGCCTCCACGGCTGTTGCTCTCGTAGCTCAGAAGCAAGCCCTTGGTACCGTTAAGCTCATGGAAATGTCCACTGAGAAAGAGTACCAGCTGGGCCGTCAGGGTACGCTCATGGTCAGCAAGTACGCTTGTGGTCATGACGTGCTGCGCCCTGAGTGCATGCGTCTGTTGGATGGTGCTGTCTAACCACAGCCCCTATTCCTCCTAACTCAATCGGGGAGATCAGCATTAAGTTGGTCTCCCCTTTTTGCCATTTATGAAACCCAAGGTTAACATTTAATTTTATGTCCCACACACCATTACCCCTAACCGAAGTATCAGCTGTCAACATCATGCTGAAGAACCTTGGGGAAACGCCGGTTAACACCTTAACAGGAAGTATCCCTACTGAGGCCTCCCAAGCTCAAGCAGTTCTGTCTGACATCCAGTTAGAAGTGCTGAAGAAAGGCTGGTTTTTCAACACTGAGTATTTCTCCCTTGCCCCTGATGTCAACGGGTTCATTTATTTACCCGCCAACACCCTCCAGGTACGCACTGAGGGCGCTGATCGTCGAACTCCTGTGTCCCAACGAGGCAACCGCCTGTACAACATGACACCATTTGAACATGGGTTTGTCTGGACTGGTAATGTCAAAGTCAGGCTTGTGTTGGGTATCACCTTTGAAGACCTCCCACAGACTGCCAGATCGTACATTGCCCTCAGGGCTGCACGAGTATTCCAGATCCAAGAGCTTGGTGATGAAATAAACTCACGCGATGACATCACCGATGAAAGCACGGCTTTGTCCGAACTAATTCAGGAGCAGAACCGCATGGCTCCCTTCTCCCTTAAAGATAGTAACTCCGTCAAGTCTGCCCTCTCGCAGATACCCGTTGAGAACTATTACTACCAGTAGAACACACGAGGTGTCTTGATGGCCGCAATTGCCGGTAGCATCCCCAACCTTATTGGTGGGGTGTCTCAACAGCCTATGGACATCCGTCCAATCAACACAGCTGCCCTCCTAGATAACGTATGGTTATCTCCAAGCCTTGGTATGATGACCAGACCTAACTCTGAGCACATCAATGCTATCGCAGGTGGTCTAGGCGCTGACGATTTCGTGGCCCAGCACAGTATCGACAAACCAACCGGCACTTACATAGTCACTGTGAACAACGGTGCAGTTAGGGTGATAAACTCAGACACCGGTGTCGTACAGACTGTCAATATTGTAGGTGCTGCAGCAACGTACCTGAACTCAGGATCTGATGCTCGTGACCTGGGGTTTGTGACCGTGGGCGACACCACCTTCATATACAACAAAAGCGTGACAGTAGCATCTTCTCTCACAACTGAGAGTGGACTGACTGGAGCCACTGAAGACAGCGTTGTTCGCCTGAACCCCAACCGCTATTCCACCCTGTGGCTCAAACAACGCCTGTCAGGTACCAACCACTATGCTGCGTACATCAATGGTACGCAAGAAGCCCTCCATACAACAAGCACCAATAGCCCTGATGTGATCTCTGCTGACCTAAAGACACAACTGGACGCCAGTGGTGCAATTGACAGCAGCTTGAAGATATCCGCAACCGTCAACAGCATTCAGCTCAAGCTGGAAGCAGATTGGTTGGCAGTAGATGGTCCTACCGGTGACAGCTCCATGATCGCCTTCAATGACAAGATTAATGAGTTTGCTGACATAACCAACATGGACCGATCTGGTCGCCTTGTGTTGGTCGAGCAGAGTGACACCGAGGACCAGGATGATTACTGGGTCTGGTTCAAATCTGGTGAATGGCAAGAGACAACAGGATGGGGCAGCATCGAGACTATAACTGTGAACACCATGCCCATCATCCTTGTCGACAACCTGGATGGAACCTTCGATCTCAAGGAAACTGTATGGCCCGGGAGAACTGTTGGAGACACTGACAGCAACCCATCACCTACGTTCATTGGCAACAAGATAAACAACATGTTCATCTACAAAGGACGTATGGTCATTCTGTCTGATGAGAACTTTATTGCCAGTCGGGTAGGGGAGTTCGAGAACTACTTCCGCGCCACCTGTCAGCAGTTACTTGATGATGATCCCATAGACATCGCTTCTCCTGAGAGTTCAGGAGCACCTATGGTCCACGCCCACCCGTTCAACAATGAGATGTTGTTGTTCAGCCAGTTCAAGCAATTTGAGCTTAAGGGTGACAGTGAGGGGCTATTATCCCCAAACACAGTCAACATCAAGCCTGTGAATAATTACAATACGTCCATCACCGTATCCCCTGTGGTTGTCGGACCTAACATCATATTTGTTGATGATCTTGGTAACACCAACTTCAGTGGTCTGCTTGAGTATCAGGTAGAACGAGTGTTTGGACAGCAGGTGGCCCTATCGATAACTGATGGTGCTCCTGAGTACATCCCATCGGGTGTCTACAAGATCGTAAACAGCACCACCGACAACCTACTTGTGGTGGCCACAGAGGGTGAGAGATCATCCTTGTTCGTGTATCACTACTACTGGAACTCCAGTGGTAAGGTCCAGGCAGCTTGGTCGAGGTGGACATTTGATGGTGACATCTACAACATCGACTTTGAAGGTGACAAACTCCTGATAACGATGAACTACCAAGGTAGCCTCAGGTTACTCAGCATGAAGTTTCATCTAAATGTGGATCAGGTCATTACTGATGACAGTGTGATGTTGGACTTCAGAGAGCACTCAGACAATATGACTGTGGCTTTTGTGTCTCCTAACACCACCGTGACGGTGCCATATGACCCTGAAAGTTCTAAGGTCATACTGGTGGTCTCCCCACTGGACACCTCTGGTATTCTGCCTCCTGGCACCCAGTTGTTTCCAGATAATGTGGCCTCCGATGTGTTGACATTCAATGATGTTGATTTAACCACCGTCGATCTGTTTGTGGGAAACCCTATAAACACAGAGTGGGCAATGAACACCATATATAACCGTGATGACAAAAGTGTTCCTATTCAGGATGGGCGTCTGCAGATGCGGGGGTTGTCGTTCCTATACAGCAACACAGCTAACTTCAGTGTGGAGGTAGCCGCAGTATCTAGACCTACAGTTATCGCTAAGTTCACCGGGATCACAATTGGATCCCCAGGTAACCCATTGGGAGCTATGACACTCGACAGTGGTGAGTTCAGAGTGGCTGCATATGGTCAGAACGAGGGTATAACAATT